CTATGAACATTTGCGTAAATATTACGGCATCCACACTAAGACCGGATTTGCTGAAGCACTCCACTATGGACGTACAAGTATGTCGGCTGCAATGAATGGAGATGAAAAATATCTCACTGATAGTCTGTTCAAGAATATCTGTGAGGCATACAAAGGTGTATTTGATCTCAACTATCTGCTAACTGGCGAGGGTTCACTCCTGGCAGACACAGAAGAAAAACAAGTCACGCCGACAGTCCAACAGCCCGCCGCCGACCTGTTCGAACTCTACGCCCAGCGCGTCCGCTTAGTCGATGACCTCCGCGTCTCACTAAAAGAAGAGCTCGCCGAAGTCCGTGCCCTCCGCACAGAACTGCAGCAAGCCCGCGACGACTTCCGAGATGCCACATATCGCATTACGCGTACATTAGCAATGTTCACCGTCCCCACCGACTCATCCGTAGGTCTCGCCGCCGAAGAAATCACATAAATATATAAGTTATGCTAACATTCGTAATCCTAACAATCATTTTTTCCGTCTGTGCCATCATATATGGCATACTTGGCGCAGCCAAAGAACCATGCCCCAAAACTGTGGAAAAACCACGTCCGACTATCAGAGTCACCGTAGGATCTCCTGAAAAAGACGTGCCCGTCAGAAGTCTCCGTTACTTCTGCGTAAAAGACAAAGGTTACAACGTCACCGTCTGGCCAAAGGACCAGTACATCGGTGACTATTTGGAGTTCAAAATCGCAGGCATCACCCACGGCGAACATGTCAGCGAACACCTCGGTGAGTTCGTCGCAACCCTGGAGCCAGAACCAACCAACCCCTATGACCCCAACGCCATCAGGATTGTCACCAGCGAAGGCCACCGCGTCGGCTACATCCCGCGTGACCTGACCGACTGCATCCGCGATTTTGCCACTCTTCCCTGCCCATGCTATTGCTACATCGGGACCAATGACGGCATCTACTTTTCCGACTGTTACATATCAAGAATTTAGCCAATGTTTCCCCATATCCAACCACAAAATGCTCAAAACACCTCTAAACACTAATATTTCTGCGATTCCGTTTGAATCCCGACGGGATCACTTACAAAAGATTAGAGCACCGCCGTAAAATGGCGGCGGTGCCGAAAATAAAGGGAATTTGGCGAGATTCATGGAGATATACTAAAATGGTTTAGAATGGTCTGAAATGGTTTAGTAGAGCAAATGTTTCCCCAATGTTTCCCCAGGTGTTTCCCCACTTATGATGTATAACTAAAAATTGAAGATTATTATGATAAAGACAGCAATAATATATAATCATCGGGGCAGGTTCTCTAAGGATGGAACGGCCCCAGTGGAGGTGCGGGTGACGATTAACCGTCGCGCGTACTATATAAATACTGGCGTGAGCGTGCGCCCGCGTGAGTGGAAGTTCGGGCAGATAGTCGGACGTGAAGACTGCGTTGAGAAGAATGAGCGGTTGAGGATTATGCTGGAGCGCGTGGATAGGATTGTCAATGAACGGCTGGCGGACTGCTCGGAGGATGACATCAATTTCGAGGACGTGCGAAAGTTGGTGTTCTCGCCTGATTCTCGCCGTAAGGTGAAGGATGCTGAGGATATGCTGGAGTGGATGAAGAATGAGATTGAGAAGCTGGGCGTGCGGAAAGGGACGGCGGCGCATTATAGGGTGTCGGTGGCCGCTCTGGTTGAGTCGGGTGTCATGCGGAAATGGTCGGACTTGTCAGTTGAGAATGTGCATAAATGGGACGCTTTTCTGCACGGCATCAGGAAGCATCAGACGGACGCGGAAGTGAAGGCTGGCAAGCCTGTGGAGTATATCAGCCAGGCGACGGTGAGGAATTACCATAAGGACATAAAGGCTTTGCTTGGCCGGGCTATGAAGTTCGGCATTATCAAAGCGAATCCGTATGACCGTATGCGTGGCGAGATCAAACGTGGCGATGTTGAGACGGTTGAGTTCCTGACAAAGGAGGAGTTGGCGAGGATTGAGGGGCTGACGCTTCGTGAAGGATCGATGCTGTCCGCTGCACGGGATATGTTCGTGTTTCAGTCTTACACGGGGATGGCTTATAGCGATATGCAGGCTTTTTCGCTGGAAAAGTGCCGACATGAAGGTGAGCGGTGGCTGATGTCAGGGCATCGGTTGAAGACGGGTGTCGCTTACTACGTCCAGCTGCTGCCGCAGGCGTTGGCTGTGGCTCAACGCTATGGCGGCTCGCTGCCACATGTGGCGGTGCAAACGTATAACAGGAACCTGAAGCGTATCGCGGAAGAAACTGGGATAACTAAGCGACTAACAAGCCACGTAGGTCGGCATACCTTTGCGACGTGGGCACTCCATGAGGGTGTGGCTTTGGAGCGAGTGTCGAAGATGTTAGGGCACTCGAAGATAACGCAGACGCAGCGGTATGCTAAGGTGCTGGCTCAAGATGTTTACGGAGAATTTGACAAACTAAAATAATTATATCGCTATGAAGAAGTATTTATTTTTATGTGCTGCCTCTATCTTGATGGGGTGCACAGTCCATGTTGAGGATGTGGCTGTTGAGCCAAAAACTACTAAAACGATTACATTCGACTTCGTGACGGACGTTACTCGCGGATTGTCTGCCAACGGAAGTGAAATGACCGACTTGTTTATGTACGATGCGGTTGACGGCGATTACAACCAGTCGCAGCACCTCACTCCATCCATGTCAACCTGGGACGCTCCTCAGATGACACTGGGCTTTGGCTCTCATAATCTTCAGTTTGTTGCGAGCAGGGGGACTGGTGCCATAGAAGATGATGAGTCGCATACTATAACCTGGACCAAGCCGAGCGACACCTTCTGGGCGACAAAGCAAGTAGAGGTGTCAGGAGGTGGAGAAGAGACCGTCTCGGTTACACTACAGCGTGTCGCAACAAGATTGAGAGTAATGATTACCGATGAAGTACCTGCCGGTACGGCACAGATAGTTGTCACGCCTGTAACGTGGCATTACGGTATCAATTATGCGACGGGTGCTGCTTGTGATTCACGCTCGGAATCACGTGTCATTGATATACCATCTTCCTACATAGGCAAGACTGGCATGTCTGTGTCTATTTTCGGAATGAGTGATGCCGACGAATGGACGACAGATGTTACGATAGAAGCCAAGAATGCCGATGGTGACATTCTTGGCCGTGTGGTATTGTCAGATGTTCCGTTCAAACGAAACCGAACAACGGAATATTCAGGAGCACTCTTCACGAATAGCGACACGTTCTCCATCACGCTTGACGATGAATGGGATGAACCTTACCAATCGGTCTGGTAATGTTATATCAAGGCACAGGCCTGCTATGTAAGCGGGCCTGAGCCTTCGAGCGCAAAGCTACCTTTCACAAGACTTCCGACAGCCGCATTGATAGTTACTTCTTTCAGTATGGCTCTGCCTGATAAGACTGTCGATGACTGCCCTTCGGCGGCCGTAATTGTGACGTCGAAAAATTGCCTTACACGTAGTAGGTCTTGCATTTGCCCATGAGCCATTACAAGATAATCGGTTGTCAGTAACCATGATGCCCTGCCTGCAATACGCTCCGTCCACGTCTGCTGTGTGGCACTTGCTTTTTCTATTGTTTCACATTTGCTTTGCACTCTGTTGCTCTTAATGCGAGTAGAAGCAACTGCTGTACCATTTTGTGATAATATTACGGTGATGTCTTTTCCTGTCATAATAAATTACCTCCATGTTACTAATTCACCTTTCCCCTGCCTGCGTGTTGTACGATTCGCTACGAGTAGAATTTGCTCCCCGCTAACGACTGCTGTAAGGTTCAAGCTGCTCATCGGGTTTCCGTCGAGCGCGCTTGCAAGATTGCTTTGCTGGGATTTGTTGAGAACCAACTCGCCGCTATCGAGTCTGACGTTTCCGACGTTGTCACCTGAATAGGCCGTACCTCCCACGAAACCGCCTCCCCTGCCGTCAACAATACCACCTTGAGCGTAGCCGGTTGCGGAGTGGATGGCCGAGATGGTGCTAATCATGGTGGCCGTTCCAGCTGCGGCTGCGGCTATCCAGCTCCAAGGGTCTTTCGGTGTGAGCATTGCCTGTGAGAAGGAAAGTGCGATGGTGGCGATTGCCTGTGCCACAGTGCCTACCACTTTGGCGGCTGGGTCTTCTATCTGACTCATAGACGAGCCTACCGACTGGATAGCCTTGGCAGCACTGTTCCAGTCTTTAGTCATTTCCTTAGCTTGATTTTTCACTTCGCCTGTCTTGAAGTTGATGGCGATGGGTTCGATACCCAGCTCTTTCAGCTTAGCGTTGATTTCTTCTTGCAAGGCCTCCCACGTCGAGTCTGGTATGTCTATGCCTTTGGCGATGCGTTCCTGAAGTCCTGAATAGTCAACAGTCAGACCGTCGAGACCGTTCTTTAGTGCCGTCTGTAGCAGGGAGTGGAGGGTGTTCTCATCTACCTGCATCTGGTCGAACTTGATTTCAGCCTGTATAGACTGCTTGTAGGCTTCAAATCCAGTCGGCCTGGCCGGCACGGGCAAGGATGGGTTCTGCAAGCGGTTGACGACATCTTGTAGCTTGTTTACGTCCTTCTGAGCCTTATAGACGGCGGTAGCCGAGCCGGTGGCTTGCGCGTCGGCGAGTTTCTGCTGAGCGTCGGCGAGTTTCTTTTGAGCTGCCTCCAGTTCACGTGCTGCCTTCTTTGCGGACTCCTGGGCGTCGGTCTCTGCCTTCACTTCTCCGGCCAATGCCTTGATTTTGTCCGCCGCCTCCATTGATGCCTTCTTGTAGGCAGGGTCCTTATATGTCGCATAGGCTTCGTTGTAAGCGTCGAAAAGGCGTTCTTGGGCAGACAGTTCTTTCTTCTTATTGTCGAGCGTCGAGTCAAGGCCCGCCTCCAGTCGTAAGCTGTTTTTCAGAAGCGTCTCGGCATAGGTACGTTCAGCTTCTTTCACCTTGTTGGCTGCGGTCTCCTGCGGGGTTGTATTGTGCGTGGTCGTCCTGTTACCGCCACCGACTTTTTTCTCAGGAGGAGCGACTGGTTTTGACTGTACAGGTTTTTCAATTATATGACCGCCGCTTCCTGCCGTACCACCATTTGCCGCATACGTTCTGAATGACTCAGATATCATTGGGAGTAATACGCCAAGAGGGCCGGTCATAAGTACGTATGCAGTGTCAGCAAGCGTACTCAGTACTCTATTCCCTTCTATTCCCATCGAAGAGAAAGCGGATGAAAGCATATCGACTGACTGAATCAGCGCGGTGAAGTCTTTAATGAGCTTTGTCTCCATAATAGTGCTCATTTCGTCGATTCCTTCATAACCGAAAGTTTCGCGGAATGAATCTCCAAGATGAAGCGTAGCATTTTCAAGGTCGGCGATGGATTTGGCACCACGGTCTGCTGCTGTCTCAACGTAACCGCCTGCATCGGACATCTGCTCTTTGATGATGGCAGCAACAGCACTTGTCATGTCGCCTGTCTCTTTCATTTTTTCCTTGACGGCTGTTGCAGAAAGACCAAGGTTGTCGAGAATCATAAGTGACTGCCTTCCGAGGCCGGTGACGATGGAGTCCACCATGTAGTCAACGCTCTGTCCTGTATCTTTTGCTTTCTGCTGTGCAAAAGCCAGCAGCGTTCCCATTTCGTCAAGATTAAGGTTGAAATCCTTAAATTTGACAGCCTGCCTCATTAGCTCAAGTTCACTGACCGTTCCGTGAGTGGCCTCCTTCAGTTTGTCGAGAAGGTCAGGGCGGTTGATGCGTTCAAAAGCAAGACGTATTCCTTCTGCACTCTTTGACAACTCAACTCCTTGCTGGATGGTATCCTTTATCGAGGTGGCGAGGCTCTTCGCCGCAGAAATACCCATTTCAACGCCTTTTGTCATCAAGTTACCTCCGAACACGGACATCATAGATGATAATCCATCACTTCCACCCGTACTAACCACCGGCGTCTTTGTATTGCTCAGTGCCTTGTTCAAATCTTCCAGCTCGCTTTTCGCGTCAATCGTGCGCCGCTTCAACTGCTCCATCGATTCTGCCAAAGCCTTGCCGACATCGCTTTTCTTGACATCATCCGACATCTTATTGTATTGAGTGGAAAGCTCTACAAATGCACTGCTCATCTCACCGACACGTCCACGAGCCGTCTTACTCTGTGCCTCCATCTGACCGATGCTACGTACATAATCCACTACAGATTTATCAACCTGTTTAAACGATTTGCCGGCATCCTTGAGAGCCTGCTCCAGATGTTGCATCCCCTGTTGCGCCTGCTTAAGACTTGAATTATATTCTTTGTCGTCAACCTTGAGCTTAAGGACTGATGTTCCTGCCATACCACGTTAAGATTTAAAAAGTTTGTCAAATTCCTCGTCTACCATCTTCGAAAGATTCTCTAAAGCTCTCTGCATAGATTGTTTTCCGAGTGTACTCATGAAGTTGCGTGGTGCAATACTGCCGCGATAGTAGTCACCTTGCTCCTGAAGTTTGAAGAAAGTTCTATTCCCGCCACGCTTGTTCCATTTGCCGTTTCTGCCGTTAGCATATCGTGGTCGGGTACCGCTGTTGATGTAGCGAAGTATAAATGAACGCTCATCAGGTCCATAGTGCAGCCTATCGTCGGTGCGCTGGCTGCGGATCATCCTGTTACCGCCTCGCTGACCTGGGCGTAACTTACGGGGTGCTTCGTAACTGTTTCTGCTGCCAGACTTCTTGCCATCCCTGATGCTGACAATACCACCGAGATATTTCGAAGCGATGTAACGCTTCACGGCTCTGCGAGTTTCACGAGGGTCACCGTTGGCGAATTTCAGTCCTCCGGCTATGTCGTAGCGCACACGCTTCAGCTCCTGGAAGATGAGTTCACGAAGTCGTTTACCCATCTCCGAATCAACCGTCATGCAGGCCTGTAAAGCGTGCATTTGATTCTCTAAATATTGCTGATTAACTTCAAGTGCCATGACAAGAAAGAAGCCCGATTAGTGGGCGTTCACCAATCGGGCACAAAGCATTGGGAGGGTTACTTTGTTATTTTTCAGCGTTCAGCATCGACTTGACGGCTTGACGCATTACGTAGGGCCACCGTTCGATCCATCTTGAGACGGTTGCTGCCTGTTCGACGGTCAATTCCAGCGGGGTGTCCTTCCTTGACTTGTAGATGGTTTGTCCAAGTTCTACCTCTTCCATGTTCTGTCCCTGCATGTAGAGTTGCTGACCCAGTTCGCTGGCGACATCGGCCTGAATGTTGTTGCCTTCTATATCCTTGAAGGTGACGGTGTGAAAGTTTACTTTAATCATATTGGGTGTTGGGTGTTGGGTGTTAGGTGTTACTTTTGTTAAATTCGGCCATCATGTCCTGCATTTCAGTTATATGGTCTTGTATGGCGGTCGGCTCTTCGTCTTGGCTGACGGTCTGCTCGTCTTCATCATCGTCGTCGAAGAGCACAGGGAATATGTCTTCCACTCCTTTGCCTTGCGGATCACGCATGGCGTAAGTGGCGGCGTAGGCGCACTCGGCGATGAGTTGGTGCTTCAGACGGTCGCGCTGGCGATAGCCTCGGATGATGCGGCGCACTTCCCAGAAACGGATGTCGTAAAGGAACTCACGGCGGGGGATTCCGATTTCGCCCACTAACAACTGATAGATGTCGTGGGCGGTGGTTAGTTTTTTCCCTTACCCTTTCCTTTCGCTGGTTTGTCTTTGGGTTCGCCCTTGGGAATGTTGTAGAATTTTGCCCATAGGGTGATGATGGTGCCGAGGGCCGTGCCGAGTTCGAGGGGTGTGGCTTCTGACATTATATCAATATCCTTGATGGGTGTCTCTTCTTTTATGCTCTCGTAATAAGCGACGATTGCAGCCATCACGAGATAGATGCTGCGTTTAGTGTCGGGCATCTGTGCGGGCTTGGCATCGACGCATGCGATTGTCTCCTTGATAATGGCGGCAATGTCTTCGCCCGACATATCTTTGTAGGCGATTTCTGTTGCGTAACAATAGCCCAGTGTGACGGGCTTGCCTGCAATGGTTATTTCTTCGTGAATCATAGTTGCTTGATGTTTGGGTGAAACGAAAAAGGATAAACGCCGCGCCGACGGTCTCTGATGGCTTGGAAAAGAAACGCGGGGCGCGACGCTGTAAGTTAGTCACCACTGTTGTCGGTGCCAGGCACGATGGCTCCGTAACCGTTGATGGTGTAGTTGTAGGTGGCGTTCTGCTTGTTCTGCGCCTGAATCTGGAGGTTGGTGAGTTTGCCATGACCGCTGGCGATAGTCTCGACGACGGTTCGGTTGTTCGTGCCCTCCATGACACAGATGCGCCAGTTCAGCAGCTGGTCTTTAATCCAGTTCTCGAAGTCATTCAGGCCGACTGCACCCGTCAGCAGCGTGTCGTCTGGTGACAGCACAAGGCCGCTGCCGGTGATGTCGTATGACTGTCCCGTTACCTCATACTCGAGGTCGTTTCCAGTGGTGTCCTTTGTAGTGCTGTCCTCGGTCTGCGCTGATCCGTGCAGGACCATCTGCTTGGCTGCTGCCACCACCGTCGAAGGGTTGGCGGCAATAGATACCAATAGTCTGATGTATTGTCCTTTCTGCATAGCTTACTAACTGAGGGCTCCTGAACCCTGGAATTGGAGTGAGACGGCGACCGTTTCCCGATCGTTAAAATTCATCGTAAAATCATTGAGAATTGCATTGCCGCTGCGCTTGAAGTTGGCGTTTTGTGCCACTCGGTTCTGCGCTCCGGCTGTCTGGTCCCAGCCAACAGGCACGGCCTGGGCTGCAATGAAGGTGGAGATGATGGCTCTCAGTGCGGCGGTATCGCTCTGGTAGGTGTCCACCTGAGCACTCCACTGGTTAGAGACTATTGTCTCCTGCGTGAACATTCCCTCGGTGTCCTTTGTGCTTGTATCCTCCGCGTTGCCTTGGAGGGTGATGGAGCAGTTGGTTGCCTCGGGTATGGCTGCCGCATTTTGAAGCAATCTGAAGTTCTGGCCTTTAATCTTGCTCATTGTCGTCAAATATTTCGTTAGGTGTCGAGCACTGGTAATAGAGCATTATCGTGTGGCTGGGCTTCTGCGGCTCGTAACTGACGTCACTGAACGAAAAGTCGTAGTCGTATGGACGCAGGTCGTCGTTCTCGACTGGGGTGCCGGCATCTATGCGCTCGGCTGATGCCTGCATGTAGTCGTGAACGGTGCGGCGCACGGCAACGGCCATCTGGCGCAACGAGTCGTTGGTCTTCGCCACAATTCTGATGCTGATGTTCACTTTATCCTCGGCTCCCTCGTAGTCGTCCTTGGTCTGCGTGTCGTTGTTGCCACCATCGTTGTTGACGATGATGTACGGCACAGGCACATTCTCCATATCGTAGTCGGGATCGGCTATGTTGTTGTAGATGGCGTGGGCGGGCAGTACGGCCATGAGGTCGTCGTTGCTCTCCAGGGCTGACTTAAAGAAAGCGTCGGTTAAGAGTCCCATTTTATTACTTTGTGCTTGACGTGATTGATAATTGAAAAACCGACAGGCTGACAACCTTTGCTGCGCATCGGAGCAGCCTGCCGGTCGCTTCAAGTAACTATGAACCTTGATTCACTGTGAGAGGGTTAGCCGCCGATCTCGTTAGAAGATGCGGGCTCGATGAGCTTGATGAGCTTGAAGGCCTGGGGAGTGCCGTTGCCGCCGTTCACCTTGCCTGACAGCTCAACCAGCGAGTAGTCGAGGCCCATGCCGAGGGCGATGACGTTGCGGTCGAAGTTCTCCTGAGAGGTGCCATCGACATTGAACTCGACGCCGTCAGCATAGACCTGCTCGTTCAGGTAGCCGAAGTGACCGATACCGATGTAGCGGCCGGCCTCCTTGGTGCCGATACCGTTGGAAGCGATGGCGTAGTCGATGTACGGAGATACCTTGTAGCGGTAGCCTACGCACTGGCCATCCTGTACGACGGTGCGGTTGCTGTCGGTGGTGCCAGGGATGAGCTTGGTGAACTTCAGGTCAACCTCGGTGGTCTTGTCCATGATGAGTTCGGGGTCGCCCTCGAAGCCCAGGTCGTACATCGCGGCAATCTCCTTGGCGATGTTCTTACCGATGTTCTCGTCGAGAGTCAGCTCAACGATGTCAACCTTAGCGAAAGGCATGTCGAGCTTGTCGAAATCGCCATGACCATAGACGTGCTGAGCACGGAAGATGGCCCAACCCTTCTGGAACTTATAGGTCAAGAAGGCGATGATGTCG